TCGGTTGCGAACCATTGAAGCTTGTCGCTTTCGCCGACGAGATGCACGAGCTTGAACGACATCGAAAAGGTTTCTTTCGATGGCACATGCAGCAGCAGGTACGGGTTTGTGATTTGTATTTGCACGTTGTTCACCTCGTTTATTATGATACGCATAATCACATCAAAATGCAAGCGCAAAGAAAACCCCCGAGAAATCGGGGGTCGGTGCAAAAGTGAAATCAGTTTACCGTCTGAAGCGCGTAGTGTAAAGCACCCCGTCGGGTCGTCGATAGAAAGCGTCGGCTTCGCGCGCGTTTCTGAAGTACAGCGCGTAAGTTTTGTCGGCGGGCACGAGCCCCAAATCACACTCGACGGCGTTCAAGTACGGCTTGCACAGTTTCGAGTTGTAGACGAGTTGCGCGCCCTGCTCGCCAGAGACGAAAACCTTCACGTCATGGGCGTCCAGCGAGCCCGCCGCGAAGTACAGCGCTTGATAACCCGTCTCCTGTTGGGTGGTCAGTCTCAGCGTAGCGCCGCCCGCGTCAAACGGCGCAGATTGCAGCACAGCGCACGAGGGCAGTATCAGAAGCAGAACGACCGCGAGCATTGCCCCCCATCTCGAGCGCCGAGTCACTGAAGCCCGCCTTCTGGAAGCTCAGTGTCGAGCTTCGGGGCGAACTCACTCGTCGCTTCGTTCAGCTTGACGCCCGCGAAATCAAAAGCGGCTTGCACGGCGTCGCCGATGAGGTCGTCGTCGATGGTGGTCGCGTTCAAAACGGGTACGTCGCGGGTCATCTCGGCCCACTTCATGCGAACCCACGCGACGGCGTTCGCTTTCTTCTCGGTCCCGAGCATCTTCGCGCCCGTCTGAAGGGCGAGCGTAAGGGCAAGTCGTTCGGCGTAGGCGATGGCTTGCATCGCGAGCAGTTTCAAGAGCGGTTGCAGATTCACGGTTTAACCTCCATTATTAAAACCATAATAACACTTACTTCTTGACGTAAACCTTGCGCCCACCGATGAGCGTCCCAGAACCGACACGCTTGTTCGTTGCGGGGTCGTACAGCTCGACCGGGCGGTCTTCGGCTTCCATTTTGCCCGCCTCCTGCAAGAGCGCAGCGAGACGACGCGACCACCCGCGCGAGTATTCGGGCCAGATGTCGAGCCCCGTCAGGAACTCCAGACGCAAGCCAACAAACGCCGACACATCACCACCCGAGCGCTTCAGCCACTCCTGAGCGCGCCCGCTGCCCGAGTTCACCGCGCTGTCGAACACGACCAGAGCGAGCGCCGGGGGCAAGTCGTCGCAGCCGTTCGGCGTCCAGTAACGCCGCTTGTAAATGTCACCCGCTTGCTGAATGGTCAAGTTTCTGATGTCCAGATTCGGGAACGTGTTCGCAGCGATGCCGTACTTTGTGCCCTTCAGAATGCCCTTACCCGGATGCCCCCCGGTCCAGTTGCCGGGGTCTTTCGGGTCATCAGAAAAGCCGCCTTCGTATTGCAACACGAACTTTAAACACCTATCGAACATCATGCACCACCTTTTTGCACCAGAGTCACGACCCACGCGACCGCCGCGCCGATGATGCTCGCGACGACCACATTCAGCGGCCCCGAGAACACCCGAGCGCGCACGATGAAAAGTTCGTGCTCGGTCTGTTTGGCTCGGACTTTGTCGATTTCTTCTCTCAGACGCTTGTCGTTTTCCTTCATGTCTCGTTCGAGCGATTGACGCGCCTCAGTGATTTGCTGGTCGGTCGCGCTTCTCTGCTCGTCGAGTTTCTTCAACACCTCGCGCTGAAAATCCGCCGATTTCTGCTCGAGGTTCAGGAAGCCTTGTTTGATTTCGTTCACGAGGTTTCGCCCATCCTGACGCAGTTCGAGAACCGCTTCTCTAGTATGGCGCAGGTCCACTTCCAGAGCGGTAAGGGAAATCCCCAGTTCATTTACGCGTTGTTCCATGTTTTCACTCATGCCTTTGCCCATCCTGTAACGATGCTCGCAAAAACGCGGGCCTGAAGTTGCTTCATTATGACTGCGCCCCCTGAGAATAACAGGGGGCTGACCGTTAAGCGTTCACGAACGCGATTTTGAACTCGACGCCGCCCGTTTTGAAGCGCATCCCGTCAAGCAAAGCGGCCAGTCCGTCAGTCGCCAGAATTTCGACCGTGCTCATTCGAGCGCCAACTCCAACCAGACGCCCGCGCCGTTAAACGTATTCGTCGGGTTGCCTGAGCCGTTCGTGATGTAAACAATCAGTGAGACGGTACGTTCAACTCCCGTAGCCGTAACGAGTGTATGATTCGGGGCGAGGTCGACATACCCGTCTATCGAATCATACGGGGTGCCTATCACCCCATCGACAGCAACGAGCCACGGCGCATTTGCAACCCCTGAACGGCCTCGGATGCGTTTGAGTCGAAGGTTTTTGCCCGCCGGGATGATGACCCTGATGGATGTCACCCAATCCGAACTGCCGCCCGAAAGGGTGCCTTTGTAGTTCCCGCTGAGTTGCCATTTTGAAGCACCGCTTAGGCTGTCGGCGTAACCTTTCGCGTTGTTCTCTGCGGCGGTCGCGAGCGCTTGCGCGTCGACCCTGCGAATCGCGTGATTGTCCGAAGTCGCAGCCCCGACAGTCACGGGGTTGTTAAAGGTCCAATTCCCGGTGACGCTTTCGTTCTCGCTCAGAATGCCCGCGTTCGCCTTCAGCCACTCAGTACGGTTCGCAAGCGCCTGCGCGAACGTCTCGAGACTGGCAGCGCTCGCGGCTTCACCATCAGTCGGGACGGTGACAGTCGTGTTAAACGTGGCGGATATGGTCAGATTTTTTGACATTTTGTGTTACCCCATTCACAGAATAGACTACAGAAGGACAACATCGCCACCGTAAGAACTCCCGATACCGTACGCAAATGTTCCCCAGACAAGCCCGCCTTTAACGTAACGCAGCTCGCGCAGCTTCGTGTGAGCGGGCTTCACCCTTTGGATGATTTCACGCACCCGATTTGCTTCGTTCGTTGTTAAATCGAGCCCCCAGACTCGACCGTCACCCCACGCGCCCGTTCCGTATTGCCAGCCCGTGAAACTCGTCTGGTCGGGATAAAGCACGACCGAAAACTCAGACCACGCGGCGGGCTCGCTCTCGTAGTGCTCAATAATCTGCGAAGGGTAGCCGATGTAGTATTCAGCGTCTCCTGAAATTTCGAATGTGTCTAAGACCCACGACGCGCCGCCGAAGAACAGTGTTGTCGTGCCGCTCGAAATGACCGCCCCGTCGATGAGACGAATCATGATGGTGTTGTCATCAGAGAAACCTGCTGTTGTCACAATGACGAAATTTTCGCCATCAGCGCCGAATGTCGCCGTTCGACCCGCGTACCCGGCGTAAGTGAGCGCGAGCTTCATCCCCTGTTTTGTCCCTGCGAGACGCCAGAAGTCCCAGACACCGCGCAGTCTGGACAGATAGGCGTTAACGTTCTCATTCGGGAATCGCTCTATTGCCCGGTCGACGCCGAGCAGGGTCAGCGCGTCTTCGGGGGCGGTGTCCAGAAAGCGCGCCTTGACTGAGTTCTTGAACAGTTCGAGCAGTCGGTCGAGTTCGTCGCCGTGCGCCCCGAGCCAAGCGCCGCCGTAGTTCGCGCGAAGCCATGTCGGTACGAGGTCTTGTAAATATCTCGCGTAGGTCATGACTTCAGTGTAAAGCAAGAAAAAGCCCTCTTTTCAGAGGGCTTCGTTTTACATCTGAATATTTTAGCGGTTGTACCCGTGCTGCTCGGGCGTGAAGCAGTCATGTTTGTGCGCCCAGCGTTCGCCCGCATTGTAGCGCTCGACGAGACGCTTGAACATCTCGTAAAGAACGGGGTCAAGCACAAGATTATGAACGCGGGCGAGTTCGTCATCAAGAATCATTTGTGACCAGTCGGCTTGAACGCGAACCCCGTTAACCCACTCGGCGTATTTGATGGGTCGACACACCCAGCTCACGCGGCCCCAAATGGCGCGCATGTCGGGGTCGGGGTGAGTTTCCCATTTGTAGGGGCCGACTTCTTGCTTGCGTGAGACGGCGCGACGTTGTGCGCCCTTTGTGGTGTTTTCGCTTTCAGCGATGAATTGCCCGCCTTTGTAGTGCTCGCCGTTTGCTCCTGTTTCGCCGCCCTTTTTCGCCTGTCTTTTCATGTCGTTCACCTCTTGATTATTATTATACGCATAATCAAGTTGAGTTGTCAACAACAAGAAAACCCCCGAGAGCCGGGGGTTCCTTGCGAGGTGTGCATCAATTATAACTCAAACACCAGAGAACACAAGCCCCGCCGTATTGAAGACGACCGCTTCGCCTAGAGCGAGCGCCGTGTCGCCCGTCGGCGCGGTCAGTGCCACGTTACGCACACCCGAAGGGCTCTGAAGCGCGTCGATGATGGCAGTCAGGTACGCCGTGCCCGGCCCGATGGTCTGCGCGCGCTGCAAGGCTGACAGGTTCGCGAGCCCCTGAGTCTGCGCCGTCGCGAGCTGTGTCGCCTTAACGTACACCGTCCCGACGAGCGAGACGACCTTCGCCGTCGCCTTGTAGACATCGACATCAGCCGTCAGCGGGCGACGCGCCTGAATGTACGCATCGGCGACCGTCACCGCGCCGTCATCGAGCGAGCCGTCACCCCAGACAATCACATCGACAGTACCCTGACCGCGCCCGTTTTCGGTCTGGTCGAGCACCCTAACCTGAGTGATTCGCGGGTCGCTCGAAAGCGCCCAGAAGCGGTAAGCGTCAGCCGTCCCGCCCCCGCCCAGTTCAGCCCACCGCAGACGCGCCCGCGTTCTGAGTTGCGCGTCTGTTTCCTCATCGACGCCCGTCACCGTCTGATACCCGACTTCGTTCGTGACACTCACAAAAGGCAAAGGGGTCAGAAGCGCGTTCACTGTGCCCGCCGCAACGTTGTACGCCGAACCGGGGCTCTCAGCCTTGAAGTTAATGCGCACGAACCCGCCCGCCGGGATGGTCGCGCCTTCGGTGTTCTGCCATCTGAGCCCGGTCGCGGTGCCCGCCCATAAATCAGATGCCTGAACCGTGTAAGGCGTCGAGCCCGTGTTCGTCAACTTCAAACGCCATTCGGCCCACACTGACGGCTTGCGAGTCAGACTGTAGTGCGAAAAGGCGAGCAGGTCGAGCCACGCGCCTGAAGCGGTGTCCAGAAACCCGCCGCCCGCGACGAGAGGCACGAGCGTATACAAATCAGCGACGCCCGCGCTTTCGGCCTCGAGAAGCGTCCTGACGACGCCACCCTCGTACCAGTCCGTGATGTTGAAGCCCTCGCCCTGCAAGTTCTGGATGAGCTGAGCGAGCACCGCGTCGCGGCTTTTTGGGGTCAGTAGCTCATTCAAGGTTTGCACGAAGTTGAGTCACCCCCAGAGCGTCGACGGTCAGAATCAAGGTGAACGGACCCGTCGCCGCGATGATGCGCGCCGTCACTGTCACGCTGTTACTGATGTTCTCGCCGATTTCGACGCTCGACGATAAAACCCGCTCGTCCTTGTCGATTTCGGCACTGATGCGTGTCGTCATCTCGAAGCGCGTCTCGTCGTCGTCTTCACTATTAATGAACTCGCGAATGTCCGTTCCATACGACGGGTCGTAAAACAGCCCGCCGCGCGGCGTGATGAGTCTGCGCGCGAGCGCTTCGGCGAGATTGCGCGCGCCCGATTGAACGCTCAGACTCAAATCGGGAAGCGCACTGAAGTCCCGCCCGAGTTCGTCGAACGGGTCGGGAATGGCCGCGAATTGAAACGCCGGAGCTTTCAGATAATCCATCATGTCATCCGTCCTTATCGTGAGAAGCGTCACGTCGAAAGTCGAGCCGTGCTGAGTGCCTTGCATCCAGAGTCCCACACTATACCCCTTTGACCGTCGTGCTCGACGCGACGATGACGCCGACCGTCGTCAAGCCGTTCATGACGACATCGCCGTGACGCGCGACGAACGCGCCGCCCGCGCCGCCGAGATTCAGTAGTTTGGTCGCGGCGGGGGTGAGCGTGATATTCCCGTCCTTGTCGATGAGGATATTCGCGCCCGTCTTGTGGGTCACGCTGACGGTCGGGTTCGCGTAAACGGCGTCGTCGGTCGTCTGACCTCGGTCGTCATCGAGCTTCAGAACGTGGCCTTGCGGAGTCGAAAGCTGAAACAGTTCGCACTGAGACACGTCGGTCAGCATCGCGAAAGGCTTCGACGGGTCGCTGTTCTCGAAGCCGAGAAGCACCCGCGCGCCGACCTTCACCTTCACTGAGACGCCGGGAACGGTGAGCTTTAGAGGGATGCGTACCTGAGCCGGGAAATCAGCGCGGTCGGGTTGCAAGTCGACGAGATGATTCCCCCAGTCTTTCAGCACCGACGCAGCATACAGCGCAGAATGGTCGATACGGGGCTTCGCGTGATTCGTGAGAGCAAAGATGCTCACGTCGAACTCGGGCGCGTACAGCGTCGACCTGAGTGCACGCCCGCTGATGTTGTGAACCACCCGCGAGACCGAGCCGAAGCCGTCGACAATCATTCCGGGCTGAATCTCCGGGGCGACGTTCACCGTCGCGCGGCCCGCATTCGGCATCAACTCGACGAACTCGACCTCAACATCAGACGGGGCGAACACGCCCGCCTTGAAAACGTTCACCCGCCCGTCAAACCCCACGCGGTACGTGTACCCCGAGCCGTCGAGCACCGCGAGCAGGGCAGACGACGCCCGCCCGCCCTCGCGCACGTACCGGGTGAACACGCCCGGAAAATCAATGTCGCCGATTTGCTCGCCGCACTCGGTCAGAATGTCCCTAATGACCGTCGCCGAAGGAATGCCCTCGTAGTATTTCGGCTTCACGGTCTTCCCGAGCCCGCCCGCGCCGCCCACCGCGCGCACCCGCCACAAGGCTTCGTCCTGCGCGGCTTCGACGACCGTCACACTGATGCTCGGCCCGTCGTCGAAAACAAGCTCGAGTTGTGCGCCCTGTTCGACCTCTGACGTGACGCGCCCGTCGAAGACGACGCGGCCCCGCGAGGGAATTGTTACGTTCCCCTGCGAGACTTTCGCGTCGCCCAAAGTCAAGAAGGCCACCTTAGAGCCCCGTCATCATGCGGTCTTCGACCCAGTCGGTGCCCGCGACGTTCCCCGACCCGGTGGTGAGCCTGAGCCACCCGCGAATCACGTATTTGTTCGGCGTGGTGCCCGCGAGGGCGGGGGCGGTGTTGACGACGTAGTCGCCGACCCGGAACGACCCGGTCGTCGGGGCGGCGTTCCTGTTGAACAGGCGACCGGGGCCGCGCCCGCGCCTCAGGGTGCCGTCGGCGAAGTTGAACGGCGTGTTCGACGCGCCCATAACGATTTGCCCGACGTGGTCGCCGTTGATTTCGTCGATGGCCCCGTCGACCCGCACGAGGTCGCCGCGCAGGTCGAAGTTCGTCCCGTCGAGGCTCAGGGTCGCGCCCGCCGAAACAAAAATCCCGTAGGCGGGCGTTCCGGTCGTGGTGCCCAGGTAGTTCCCGCCGAGCCGCACCGCGCCGCCCTGAACGGTGATGCCCGATTTTTGGTCGTCGGTCGTCGTGCTCGTCAGGTTCGCCGCGTGGTTTCGGATGTAGTTGTTCCGCACCTGGGCGACGGTGCCCGTCTTGCCCCCGACGTAGAGCCCGGTCCAGTTCGCCCCGTCGACGACGTTCCCGTTCACGACCCCGGAGTAGTCGAGCATGTACATCCCGTAGCTGCCCACGTTGTACACGGCGTTGCCGCTGACGTTGAAGGCGTCGGCGTAGCGCACGGTGACGCCCCCGCCGAGCGAGTTCGCGACGATGTTCGCGCTGACCGTCCCGCCGAGGTGCCGCTTCGTCCCCGAGGCCCGCCCGATGTTGACGCCCCACGCCCCGCCGCGCCCGTCCCTGATGACGTTCCCGATGTAGACGTTCGCGCTCGAGTCGAGGGTGTTCCCGCTGACGAGCTGGTTCTTGATGCCGTCGAAGACGTAGCGGCTGACCACGTTCCCGAAGAAGACCGACTCGACGGTCCCCGACATGTACATGCCGTGCTGCCCGACCATGTTCCTGAACACGTTGCCGAAAATCAGCATCCGGTGGTAGTCGACCGACCAATTCATCCCGGTCCCCACGTCCTTGATGAAGTTCTGGGTGATGATGTGGTTGTCGTAGGGGACGCCGCCCGAGGTGCCCGAGCCGAGCGAGGCGATGGCGAAGCTGTAGTTCCCCTTGTTGCCGTCGCCGTCGAGCGCCCCGTTCGTGATGCCCCTGGGGTTCGTCGTGGCGTCGTACTCGCCGAGGCCGACGATGTCGTTCCCGACGATGCGGCTGTCCGAGGTGGTCAGGTCGACGATGGCGGCGTAGGTGAACTTCGAGAGCTTGTTTTCGGCGACGGTGACGCCCGTGTTCCCGCTCAGGTACACCCCGCGCGCCCCGGTCTTGTTGGTGCCGTCCCACTCGGTCCCGTTGCCCTGCATCTCAAAGCCCCTGACGACCACCCGACTGCTCGCGGTGAAGGTCAGGGTCGACTGCCCGAAGTTGGTTTGCAGGAGTTTGGTCCCGTAGCCGAACAGGGTCACATTGGTCTTCGCGTTGATGACCGCCTGAGCCTTGACCCCGATGGTGCCCCCGGTCCTCGCCTCGGCGCGGGTGTAGCTCGCGACACTCCCGAGGAAGTTCGCCCAGTTCGTGTTCATCAAGGTCAGGTTCGCGTCGGCCTGAGACACGAGCACGGTGTCGACGGTGGTCGGGGTGTCGACCGTCACGGTGAGCGGGAACGCGCTGTATTTTTCGTTGGTGACGACGGTCTTCGGTGCCCACAGATTCCCGACGACCGAGCCCCAGTTCGGCGCGCCCGACGCCTTCTGATAGACGTTCAAGGTCTGCAAGTCGAGCCCGGTCGCCCCGGTCGCAGCGCCCGCGAAAAGCGCGTCCAGATTCGTCTTGTTGCTCGCGGCGACAGCGTTCGCGTTCAGAATGCTCACCGCTTCGAGCGCAGATTTAGCGGCGGCGGCGGCAAGCAGGGCGCTCGCGGTCGCAGCTTCACTCTCGACGATTTTCTCGGCGACACTCAAGGCGGCGGCGGTCGCCTCGTCGGTCGCGTTCTCGGTCTGCGCTTTCGCTGTTTCGAGCGCAGTCAATGCGGTTTGCAGCGCTGCGGCTGAAATAACTGTGATGTCTGCCATTAAGGTTTTTCCCCTCCTGATGCACTGGGCGCGAACGCCGTCGGTATACCCGTGATACTCACGTCGCCCGGATTGATGCCCGCGACGGCTTCTTCCGCGCTCTTGTTGCCCGTCTTGCTTCCGATTTTACCCTTTTTGCTCGCGCGCTTCTTCTCTGGGATGAACTCAATGAAAGACAGCTTCGACTCCATCGTTCCCTTAACCGCGCCCGGTTCTGGGATGCTGATTTTCTCGAGCGTCAAATTCGTGATTTGAAGCGCCGTCAAAGCGGGGTGAATCACCTCGACGGGGCTCGGGTTCTTTTCGCCCTTGCGCGGCCTGAGTTCGCGCGCCAGCGTCGTGAACGTGTCCCACTGCGCCTGTGTCCACATGACGAGCGTCACTTCGACCTCTGCGCCGTCGTACCCCAAATGGGTTTGCGTCGCGCCGTCTTCGCCCGCCACATCAGCCGTGTCGACCTTGCGCGCGATGGTGCCGCGCGGCGTCGCAATGCCCGGAAGCGTGTACTTCCCGATTTTTACTGTGTCCCACAAGCGCCCCGCGCTGTCGACAAAAGGAATTGAACTCACGAGTCGATACCCCCTTCGAGCCCGAGGCGACGAAGCGCCTCGTAAACGTGTTCCTCAATCAGTGCCGCGCTCGCCGCGACCTGCTCGCGCACCGCTGCGGGCGTCGTGCCCTGCGGCGCGTTCAGATTCACTGTCAAGGTGACGCTGATGCCGCCCTGAGCGCCCACAGGGGCGACCAGAGACGCAGCGGAAGCGCCCGGCGTCACAGACTGCTCGACCTGCTGTGCGCCCGCCTTCAAGGGCGACACGACGCGCTCGACCTGCTGCGTCAAAGTCGGCATGACCGGGCCGCTCACCGCTGCGCCCGTCATCGCGGCAAGACCGAGCGCGCGCGCCGTGCGCTGAACCTGCGAGCGGTACCCTTCCAGCCCGCGCTGCATCCCTAGCCCTGTCATCTCGCCGAGATAACGAAACTCGCGGCTCGGGCTCTTGATGCCCAGAACGCCCTTAAGCGCACTGATGGCATTCGAGCCGATTTCTTTAATCGCGTCAATCGGACCCGACACCATCGACATGATGCCGTTTATGAGCCCCTGAATCATGTTCTTGCCGAACGCCGCGAAGCGCTCGGGCAAACTCGCAAACCACGTCTTCAGCCCTTCCCAGCCCGACTTGATGCTCTCCCACCCGGAAGCGAAGAATCCAGTCAGCCCCGCCCAGAGCTTCTGTGTGCTGCTGACAATCCAAGTCCAAGCCGCGTTAACGCCGTCTCTGAACCACGCGACGTTATTGTAGCACCAAACAAACGCCGCGACGACCGCAGACACCGCGAGAATAATCCAACCGACGGGACCGAGCCCAATCAGCCACGCGCGCGCCGCCATGAAGCCCGCCCGGAGAGCCGTCGCGCCCATCAGCATCAGACCGCGCCCGAATGTCAGTAGAGCAGAGCCCGCCGTCGACAGCATCGACAGCACCCGCCCGCCCGCCGTGACTGCCCACGTCCAGAGAAGTTTTGCGCCCGCCTTCAAACCCGCCCAGCCGAGAAGCGCGAGCTGTTTGACGAGCCCCCAGAGCGCGCCCGCCGTGATTTTGAGAACTTCAAAGCCGAACTTCACGAGCCCGCGAGCGAGCGCCCAGAGCATCGTGCCAACGAAGCGCAACGCCGTCACCAGACGCCCCCAGAGCACGACGACGAGCGCGCGACTGTACGCGACAACCCACTGAAACGCCCGGAAGCGCATCAGAAAGCCGAACACTTTCGCGCCGACGTTGTACAGCCCCTT